CATCGCTTTCAACTCTCATTTTAGTTTGGTAATACTCTTCAGCATAAAATTCTTCTCTATAGTAATCATTCTGAAGTTTGTCTACTAATGATAAAGCTAAATCCATTTGTTCAACTATTCTCTCAACACCTTCAAACCTTAGATTTTCAGCATGATATTTTCTCATTTGAGAAATTTTTTTCTTATTAATTTCCCAAAAATAATTATAATCCCATTCTCTATCTTTCCAGATTACCCAAAACCAATTCCAAAGATTTTGAATACCGTACTTAATATATTTATGCTGATGAGGCAATTCCCATTTACACCACCTGTAGAGTTTCCAGTACCATTGATTATATTCGTTGTTCATAATTTTTATTTCTATACTCTAAAGATACGAAAAAAGGCTCACATAAGCAAGCCTTTTCTCATAAATGTTTTTTTAATTTTTTACATGTCTAATAGCTTACGCCATTTCTTTTGTACTTCATATGTGTCACCACATACATAAGCATTGATTTCATTCATTGCTGTAACTACATCTTCAAAAGCAATTGCTTTACATCCTACTCTTACAACACATCCTCTACTTAAAAATTGAATACTGATTTCATAATCTCTTAACAATTCTGATTTAGATGGTCTGTACTCTTTTTCTTCTGGTGTTGGTTGGCAAGTTTCTACTTGATTTTCCATAAGCATTGCTTCTGATCTTAATTCGTCTCTCATATTAGTTATTATTTATTAATTCCGTAAAATGTATTGCTACCTTGACCTAACATTGTACTTGGCAATTCACCATTCCATTTTTCAACCCACATTTGTTGTAATAACAAAGGAGTTAATGTTGTTTGTCTTAAACGATTTGATTCAGCTTCAGCTTTAGCACTTGTTAACATTGCTTGTGCACTTCCTTCTGCTTCTGCAATTTTAATTTTAGCTTGTGCTTCTGCTGTTTTAACTTGGTTTTCAGCAGTTAATGCCAACTGTACTGCGTTGTTCTTAGCTTCAATTGCTCGTTTAAATGTTTCTGGGTAAACTAAATTTGAGTTTAATTGTGCTAATACAAATCCTTCTGGAAGTAAGTGTTTAATTAAATTCTGTCTAACTTTTAATTCAAACTGCTCTCTATTACTAATCAATTCATCTGCTGTATAACTATTGGCTACTACCCTAAATGCATCATAAACTGCTGTTTTAATAAATCCTGATTCTAAAGACCCTAATGTAACTCTGTATTTTGTATAGATGTAAGGCACTTTTTCACGCTGTACTGAGTAGTTAATTAAAGGTGCTACATGAAATTCTGATCCGTCTTTTGAGTTGATTACAAAAGATTCATCAGCATCCGCTGCTTTAACATACTCCTTGTGTTGGATTGTGATTGGAAACTCAACAATCTTGGTTGTGAATCGGTTGTAGAATACAACACCCGATACTTCAGTGACGTTGTCTACTCCTTTACCTGTACCAATTAAATTTACTTTGATGCCGACATTACCTGCATCGATGATCTCCCAACCAATAAGTGAGAAGAATGCAACCACTAATACTCCGAATGTGATTGCTAATTTTGAAACTGTGCTCATGCTTTTTTTTATTTTTTTAAGTTTAATTTTTCTCTTTGTTTTAATTCAATGTTTTCTGGTTTTACTACCATTAGTTTCTTTACTGCTGCGTAATCCTTGCTAAAACGTCTGATGTACCCTACGTCGTAGCCAAAATCCTCCTCAATTTTTCGTTCACGAAATTCCTTAGCTAGAACCATTACTTTATATGGGAACCAAAAACATACTCCGTATCCGTCTCCTTTTATTAAAGTTCTGTCTATGGTAATATGCTTACCGTCCTCATGAACAATAATTGAACCGGGATTAGGATCGTTAACTGCTTTTACAAGTAATTCTGTGATCAACCCGTCCTTAATAATGTTTTCTTTTTTTCCTCCCAGGTGCATATCAAACTGATTCATATAGCTAAATCCTAAGATTAGCGTGGTCATTATAAGTAAAATAAGTAGTATCATGACTTTAATTCCTGGATTGTCTTTTTAACTATTACAATGCTAAATATGTTTACTACAATTGTAGATACCATAAAAGCAATACCAACAAGCACTTCTATATCAGAAGAAGCATTCAATAGGCTTGTGATTCCTCTTAAAAGAACCATGTCAAGCCATGCCGAAAATGATATTACCATCACCGCGGCTGTTATTAGCGATAAACTTTTTAACATAACTTTTTTCTTTTCTATACTCTAAAGATACGAACTTTAATCCAGAAAAGCAACTGTATTTTTTTCTTTATTCCATTCTATAGACAAAGGCTTTTGAGCGTAAACATACTGCTCATTCAAGACTGCTGCATTGATAAAATGAGTGTCTCCATTAAAGATATACCCGTAACCTGTGTGTATATGACCACACACGTGAATCTTTGGCTTAACCTCTCTAATCCTTTCAGTTAATAGTTCACACCCTAGGTTATCATATTGTCCAATCACGCAGTCCAAATAACCACAGGCCGGTGAATGAGTGACTAGAATATCAACATCCTGAGGGATTTGGTGCCATACCTGATCCAGCTGATCTCCATTTCTTGGAAGATTGAAGGCCCAGTTATGAAATTCTGGCTGCCAGGGTGACCCATAAACCCGTACTGTGGATTGATAATCATCCTCTATTAATTCTAAATTATCCTGAAGGTAGGTTACACCGCTATAAAAATACAGTAACTCCTTACACATTTCAGGATCATCTTGGAAGCCCCAGTCGTGGTTACCGGCAACAAAAATTTTATGAGTGTAGTTATCCAGGCCATTAAACCATTTTAAAAACTCCTGAATTTCATGTTTGTATCCTCTTGAGGTTATATCCCCGGCATGAATTAATAAATCACCGCCCGGTAGGTGTGAAGTTATTTGCTTGTGTTTATTATGCGTGTCTGAGATAAAAGTGATTTTCATACTTACTATAAATATAATAAAAAAGGCCTGCAAAAGCAAGCCTTCCTTTTAAAAATTATGTTTTTTTATTTTGTTCTAACTACTTTTTGGTTTTTACCGTTGCTGTAACGTACAATATATACTTTGTCTGGTTCCATGTAATCGACTTGTCTACCAAGCATATCATAGTAGCCTACTATTTTTAAATCTTCAGCTTTAACAATATTCTTTACAGCCGTTGTTCCACCGCAGTCAATAGTGACTTTCATTCCATAAAAAGTGTCTTGATTATTACATTTGTTAAAACACTGTGATATTACATAGTATCTTCCATTTTTAGGGTATGTATACTCAAACAACCTACCCATTTTAAATGTATCTAAATCACCATCTTCAAAGCTGTATAATGCAAATATTTGACTGTCAGTAATAGAATCCCATTCTGTTTTAGTTAAACCATCGAAAAATTTACCTGAATAAACATAGTAGTAATAATCATAACAAGTATCGGTTAATACAGTTGTTGCTTTAGTCATTTCAAATATACTTCTGTTACAGGCTGTTTTAGACATGTAGGTTTTTACTTTTTCAAAATATTGAATAGTAACTTCTCTCATGATTGCTGTATCACATTTTAAACAGCTGTTCCAAACTTTTAAATACATTTTGTATTTGCCTTTCTTGTTAAACTGAACTTCTGTTACACCTCTCCAATCTTGTAAAGTGTCAATCTTTCTAGTTTGAAAATCATAAACCATAAACATCCAACCTACACAAGAATCATCACCAATTCCTGCTCCACTTACTTTCCATGAATAGTAGTTTCTGTTGTTGTATTGTTGAAGTTTTAATGTGCTCCAATCACATTTTGCATAACCGGTGAGTGTTGATATCATCAACAACAAACCTAAAATATATTTCTTCATTTTTAATTTTTAAATATTGTTACTATAATTGCTGTAAGTGCTGCAATTGCTGCTAAGGCTAAAGGAATCCAAATAGGAGAAAAAACTCCCCACCAAGACCACTTAGCTACTTCTCCGATTCCGGCAAGTTTCATAACTATGAAACAAAGAGTCAACCATCCTAGTAGACCCATGCCTGCTGCTGTCTGTTGTTTATTATCTGCCATAAAATGTGTCGTAAAACCAATTATTCATATTTCTTTTTGCTCTACTAATCTTCAGAGTGAATTTACTTCTCAAACATCTGAATTCATACAAGTGTGGTTTTTCTTTCAAGCTCCTATTGTAGGCTTTGATAGCTTTGCCGAACTGCTTTCTATAACGTTCAAACATTAAAAAGAAAAATTGTCTTTGCTGCATGTTTTCAAAGATCCATTTACCGCCTTTGTAGGTTGCAATATGAGACTCTTGAGTACTTTCGTGCTTACTGTAGACATGAAAGCAATCTAATTCGGTTCTAAAAACAAGACATTCAGTCTCTGTAATTGAGTAAGAAAATATATTTGTCATAACTTTTATTTGTTTCTTTTTAATTTATACTTAATATACGAAATTCCTGGCAGACTAGCAACTCCGGCTGCTAGGAAAGTAAAAATATTTGGATGCCAATGCTCCCCGCACATCCCTAATGTATGCTTAACTACCTCTAACATGATCTAAAGATACGAACTTTAATTTTAAAAAGCAACTATTAGTAGATTTTACCTTCCGGATCTCTCCTGTACTTTCTGGTGATTTCTTCTATTTTGGATCTCTTACCCCAGTCTGAAAGGTGTCTATCGTTTTGAACTGTGTTTATTTCAGCCTGCATGGGATTGATTGGTTCCTGCCCGGTATAAACTTTATAAGGTTCCTCATCTTCTATCTTCCAGTCTTCCTCCGGCATATCTTCCACCATCTGGTTTAAAGCCTGATCTGTGGCATGATCTTCGTCAAATTCGTTGATTTGATCTTGAAGGTCATCATAAGCAGAAACAACATTCCTCATATCCTCAACTTTTTCTTCTAAAGGATATTCAATCTCAGGTTCATTCTTCCGTTTAAAAGCAAAGTTAGCCGCAATAACTAAAGCAATAGCCAGTGGATCAAATACAAAAATAATAACTAGTAAGAACCAGTTGATAATTTTATCCATAGGATATCCAGTAAGACCTGATAAGTATTTTAACGGACCTAATTCAGAAGATGCTGTTGAGTTTGTTTTAACCTGAAGTATTTTATTCTCAATAGAGAAGATTGAATCATTCACAACATCAAGTTTACTAGAAAGTTTTTCATCTGATTTAGATGCTGATTCTATTTGTTTGTAACTTGCAGCATTTGATCTAACAACTAGATTCCCTCTGCTGTCTGTGTATTGATTGGTTGAACTTTTAGATAAAGTACCTCGTAGTTCAGACAAAGATTGCTTTTCTTTCAAAAGATTATCCCTTGTGTCTTGAAATAATTTCTTCTTAGTCTCTAAAGCAGCAATCTGCTGAGTGGTGACCTGGTCTTTATTTGCAGTCTCCTGATAAGCTGATGATAGAAATCCGTAAATTCCGGCTGAGGTTATTAAGATTAACACAAAGGCTGCAATGGTTAGATAGGTTCTCAGCACCTTATTCAGACTGTCCCAGTATTGATAAAGTAAAGATGCAATCACTAGCTTAGACACTTCCAAGGATCCTGCCATGATTCCAACTGCAAATGCTGCGCCGGCAAATAATTTCATCAAACCAGACACAGAATAAAAACCGGCAGAAGCAGAGACTGCTAAAGCCGATAATGCTATAATGTAAGGAAATAGTTTTTTACCCATAAGTTAAATATAGGTAGTAAAATAAAAAAAGGCAAGTTAATTCTTGCCTTCGTTTGATTTATGTTTATCTATCTTTTTAAGTATTTCCGTGACTAATTCATTTTTTATGAATCCTGCGTCGGCAGCATTCTTTAAGGAACTAATTAACTGAAAGACTATCAACGGCATTAATATTGTCTCTGAAAGCCAGGAGGTGCCTTTAAACCCTTGCTCCACCATAAGTAGAACTGTTAACGTTATTACCCAAGCCACCAAGGTTTTTAATACCCTAATTGCTTTGTAGGTTTTAAACCCTTCTCGTTTTATCCCGGCAATGATTCCAAAAAAACCATCCATAAAGATCACAGCAACAATTGCCAGATATTGATCGGCATTATCCATAGCTAAATTTAGAAAATAACTGCAGACAAAAGAAAGGGCTGCTGTGGTTGCGAATATAGTGGTTTTCATTTTTATTATTAGTTTATCCAATATGGTCATCTAAATGATCAGGGATTCCATCTCCGTCTATATCTGCTATTTCACCATATCCAAACGATTTCATAAATCCAGCTACTCTTTCTTTTAAATCATTGTCTGTATCTGCAAACCAGTCTTCTTTAATAACATCATGACTTAATACTGATGTTAATGCTGTGTAAAGAGTATCTACATTATCAACAAGATAAATATCTGCTGCTGTGAAGTCTAAACTAAATGCATAGTCATCGATTTGAGGTATTTTCAACAAATCATCTGTTTTTCCTATTTTCTTTTCTGTAGGTACTTTACCTCCAAATTTATGGAAATATTCACCAACGTAAATATAACCTTGTTTTTCTTTTAATTGAAATTCACTCATTACTTTATTTTTAAATTTTTTAATTATAATATGGTTGATATTGATTAAGTACTTTTCTTACTTTAACGTTTTCAATTTCTAATATAGTAACATCTCCACGTTCAATAAGAATTTCATCTTTAGGTCCACCTTTCCATTTCTTCAATACAGCGTTATTTACACGTAGGTGATACAGGTAACCTGTTTCATTACCTTTTAATGAATGATACTCATTCCTACCAGTTTTTTCATTCCAATGCATATGAACAGCAAAAGATGCTGCTCTAGATTTAGATGTTGATAAAAATAAAGGAAATCTAAAATCTTTGATTTTTTCTTTACTACCATGCCAGCCTTCAATAGTTATTTCTTTTTGTTCATTTAAATCAGTCTTAGTTACTCTATTTTCTGCTAAGTATTTTCTTAAATCAAAGTTATCCATTACTTTAATAAATTATAATATTCATTAAAATGCTTAATCCTATCAGGCAATCCGATTGTACCACCATTAACTCTTTTTGTAACTGCTGTTACAGTAGCTTGATCTGCTCCTTTGTCACATATAGACCATAACTTATTTTTATCAAAAAACCAAGCAGCACTTGCTAAAGCGTATTTAGTTGATACTAAGTCTGGGTTTGATAAAATGTCTTCAGGTACAGTTTTGTCAAATTGTGTATAGTTGTCTTTACCTGTTAATTGAATGTAACCTCTTCCTCTGAATTTGTATCCATCACCTGTAGCTTCTGCTCCATTGCCCATTCTGCCTCCGTAGACTCTGTTAGCAATTTTTTGAGGCTGTTTAGCGTATTGTTCTGCTAAAGCAGGAGTAAAGTATTTTGGAAAAATACCTAATAGTCCTTTTGAACTGTAAAATAAATTTTCACTAGTTGATTTAAACTGCCCTGATTCATGACCGGCCTGTGCAAGGAAATGAGCCAGACGTAGAATATTTGTAATATTAAACTTAGCTGCCGTATCCGGAATTGCTGCTATTACAGAATCAGGAACATGTCCTTTTAATTTATCCAATTTGAACGGAGAAACTAAGATTGTAGTTTGAGCAGGTACTGTAGCCACAGCTGGAACAGCTACTGTAGGAGTGATTCCCATAATCTTATTCCAGGTTCCATCACCGACAATACCGTCTGCGGTCAAGCCGTTAGCTGCTTGAAATGCTTTAACTGCTGCTTCTGTCTTAGGTCCGAAAGTGCCAATAGCCTCTACACCTAATTTAACCTGTAATTTTTTAACGTCTTCTCCGACGTCACCTTTTTTTAATAACATTATCCTTCTGAATTATCGTTTTTGTCTTTCTTTGAATTAATAAATTTATCCACTGATGCTATTCCAAATGCTCCTAAAACTAAAACCATAAATCCATCAAAGATGAATTGGTTGAGGGTTAATTCTCTTCCCATCCATCCAGTGATTAAATCCACAAGGAGGGCAAGGACTAACATTAAGAATGCAATAAACCCTACTACTGATTTTTCATTAATAGTGTTGTTGTCGTCAAATAATTTTTTTAAAAAGTCTTTCATAGTCTATAAATTAAAATTGTTTTGTTGTTTTTGTTAAAGCTTCTTGTAACGCTTTTGAAAAAGCCTTTCTGTTAAGAGGAACTTCTCCCTTCTCAACATCTAAAAACATAGCAAAAATAAAAGTCTTTCTTTCACCTTTACCCTTAAAACAACCTGAACCGATACAAATGGTAGTTTCAACTATGTAGTCTTTGCGTAGCCATTGTAGTCCTATAATATTAATCATCTGCTGAGGTGAGTAGATACTATCAATAGAAACCTGAACATCAAATCCTTGTCCGGAACCTATAGGGGTATAACCATCCTCAATTAATAATTCTTCAACATTTTCTTTAACTCCAAATAATACATTCCTGTCTCCTACTTTCTCAATCTGAGTGTGGTTGTTGACATGTACTTTTACAAAGGTGGTATCTTTGTGAGGCATTAAAGCGAATAGTATTGGAGTTAGGATGTTAAGCATCCTTTATAAATATTGGATTAGTTCAAATACCCTGTTCTTATTAAATAATAGTTGGATGATCCTTTGTTGGGTATCCAGCTGAGTGTCATGGTTTGAACTCCTGAGTATGTTGTTTTTAGGTTCGAAGTTGAGGAGTTAATAACAGCCCATTCTGCCGGGGTAAATATTCTATAATCAGGTACTCCGCTTTTCCAACCACTGCCTTTTATCTTCATGTAAATCAAATAAATATCCGTAATAGTGAATAAATTATTATTGTTAACATCCATTCTATAATAATCTTTTGATACTATACTCGGGTTAAATAGAACCTGGTTGAAAGAAATAGCATCTGTAGTTAAAGGAGCTGGGATGGATAAAGTGCTTATCCGCATTTGAAAATTATAAGATACTGTATCTTTGGTAGAAGATAAAGCATACTTACCTGCAGCATTTGTATTTACAGTACTTTCTAAAACGTAGGTTGTTGATGCTTTTAGTTTGCTGTATAGGCTTACAGGTACTCCAACAATGCCCATTCCGTTAGAGCCGTAAATGTACCCTGTGTAACTAAACGGATCTGTTGCTCCTGTGATGGTTGTTTTAAAATCAAATGTGTTTCCGTAAGCATATGTTCCACAAATAACAGGGGAGCCGGAGTATTGCATTACAAATCTCATATAAACAGCTCCGTTATAAACAGTTGTCGGGACTGTGAAGGTTGCTGTTATGGTTTTAGTACCTGTCCAAGAATAATTAGAACTATGAATTAATTCTCCAGCATCTGTTAAAACACCGTTTCCATTAAAATCAATCCACAACTTAAAATATTCCATGTAGTTACCATTGGTTTGAGCTGTGTAACTAATAGAGATACTTTGACCGGCTGTAATAGTAGGTACTGCATTACTTGTGTAGTCATAGTAACCTGCCGGGCTTCCTCCTGATCCTGAGGTGTATCCTGTACTACCGTTATATGTTTTTCCATTTATAGTAACACTGGCTACATATTCACAACAGAAGCTTGTTGGTCTACTGGCACATAAAGGAGATTGTGCTTTTAAACCGGTGGTAAGTATTAGAAGGAATATTATTAAGTATCTCATAATTTTAATTTTGCTCCCATTAAGACTTGGTAGTTGAGAATATCCTGTCCGGCAATATAAGTACCTCCTCCTGTTAAACCTACACCGAAAGTCTTTGTCATCTTATAAGTTAAGTTTAAAAAAGGAATAACAATTGGCTTTGCTTTAAAAAAAGTCTCTGTGTAGTATTTCTGATAAGGTGAATAAATTCCGGCAGCAATGATTGTAGCATCTAAAGACTTTCCAATTTTTCCTTTATACATACAACCCACTATTGTGATTGTTGATATTAATTCTTCCCCGAATAATTGTCCGTATGTTCCTGCCACTCCGTAAAGTGCTGTGAAGTTCTTTAATGAATTAACTCTGACAAATAAAGCATTCCCGGTTGTTGATTGAGGCATTAGTCCTACTCCGGCTGAAACAATGTTAATATGCTTGTTTCCTTTTTGGTTAGTTCCAATCCAGGATTTAATTCCGGATACGTTCCCAATTCTGGCTCCTACCATGTAATCTGCCGAGAAGCCGATAGAGGCTGTTCCGTCTCCTTTAACTCTAGTAAAGGACATAGTCGCTCTTGCATCCTGTGCTTTATCGGCGGCAGTTTGTATACCTACAATATCCCCTGTGAGTAAAATAGCCGGCTTTTGAGTTTCTGTTTTTGCTTTTGAGGCTGCCTTAGCCGTGTTGTTAGATTGTGTCTTCTGTGTTTCGGTTTTCTGCTCTTCTACTTTTTGCTCGTTCGGTTTTTCCGTCTCTGTTTTCTCCGACGTTGTCCCTCCCTTGCCTCCTGAAGAGCTATTCCCCCCGCTACTAGAAGTAGAGGAAGAATTACCTGATGAATTAGAACCATTGTTTACTTCTCCTTGTTTTGTTTCTGTGGACCCTTGTCCGGTGGTCTCACCATTAGAACCGCTAGAATTAGAGGACCCACTGCTACTCCCAGTATTAGGACCGTCTGTAGAATTACTTGTGTTATTTCCATCAGTCTTCTCCGGGTTATCAGGTGATTTTCCATTCTTATTAGATTTAACTTCAACACTTCCCGAACCTGAGGATGTTGTACTTCCTACACTTGTTCCAACTCCTCCGGATACTCCACTAGTTACTGAGGATAAATCCAGGCTTACCAGGCTTGTTACATTAGTGATAATGTTAGAAACTTGGTTGGTTGAGGTAGTGGTGGTTGTAGTAGTGAATACACCCTGACAAGGAGAAGTGGATTTATACTTATTATAAATATCATTCATCCAAATCTCAAAGGTTCCGTTATTTAATTCAAGGTATGTAAATGCTCTAACTTGTCCGTAGTATGAGATTACAATAGGAGCAGACATATCTGCTGTTATAAACTTAGTAGTATGTGTACAGGGGTCTATGTACGAATAAAGAAAGGACTGCCCTTTTACAGACAGTCCGATTATTAAAAAAAAGAATAATATTTTAGTTTTTAAAGACACCGGCTTTGATTAAGTTTTCGATTACTTTGGTTGTTGCAGTCTCTAAAGACTTTCTAGTTGCTTTACCTACCGTACTTTGAGAAAACTTCATATCAAGAGATTTCATAAATGATTCCCCGGTCTTAGTTGCTTCACCTTCTCCTGAACCAATATAAATCTGCCCGGTCATTGCATCAACAAATCTTACTTGCAGGCGAATGAATGTTGTAACCACAACCTTGCCTTTTGCACCAGAGACAGACTCGTCTTCATCAACAGCGAAATCAGCCACAGAGACGTAAACAAAGTAACGAGCAGCTTTAATTTTACCTTTTCCATCAATTGGTTCTTCAAAGACTCCTTTTTTAGAAGCTTTAAATTGAGTAACCATTCGTTCTTTAATTTCTTGTTTTTCTTCTGTAAATATAAATCTATTTGTTTCATCTAAATAATCTAATACTGATTCAGCAAATCCTAATCCAACATTCTTTTCTTGTAAGCTAGGATACAAAGCTAAAACTTTAGTTAAGTCAACATTAATTACCTGGACTGTTTTCTTAATAGAATCAGTGTAATTAGATACTGATGAAATACTTTTAGTTTCAATTACATCCTTTTCAGTTGTGGTCTTCATAGAACCACAAGCAACTAAAATTACCAGTAAAAAAGAAATCAGAATGTTTTTTACCATGGTGATTCTTCTTCTTTTGGTTTAGCAGGCTCTGCTTTAGCTGGTGCTGGGGAGGCTGCAGGAACTGATTTTTCCTTGATGATAACTGTGTTAGTACCACCTGAGGCTTGTTGTTTTTGTTGATTCTCATTACTGTTAGTAATGTTGATAACAGGAGCAGGAGCAGTTACTGCTTGTGGAGCTGCATCTTTTGATTCTTCACCGCCACCCAAATGAGTAGCAAACCATGCACCACCGGCAGTTACCGCAGTGGTAATAGCTCCGATGATGGCTTTTTTAACAGCGGACATTCCGCTTTCTTCTTTTTCTTCTGACATAATATTTAGTTTTTGCAATTTTCGTTGTGCCAGCGTTTAATAGCTGCTGGCTGAGCCATATAACCGCAGTTAGTACAAGCTACTTTACTTTTTGGGTAACTGTAATTTGTTTTATCTAATTTTGGTTTTTTCATTCTAGCTTTCTGTTCTTCTGTTCGTTTACTTCCCAGTACTGTGTTTGTTCTTTTTTCTATTGACTCTAAGGTCCATTTTCTTCCCGGCTTACCTTTTTTTTCTAAAGATAGTTGGTATTGCCTAATTTTCTCCTTTGTCTCTTCTTTCATTCCATGTCCATGCCACCCGTCTCCTCCATCTGTTTGATTAGCAAGGATGCCGGTTTTATTATCTGATCGTCCGTACAATGCAATAAGTTCCTTCTCTTTTTCTTTAGCTTCCTCCCATGTAATATTTTCAAATAAAATATCAACTTGTACCTCTGTTTTTGCAACTATGTTTTTCCATATTGTACTTCGGTAGCCTACAGAGCCTTCTTTTATTAAAGCATAAGCTCTTGGATACTTTCCTTCTTGCTCATGTTTCCCTATTCCTATGTAAAAAGGTTCATTTTTATCAAGTCTTGTATGCTGGTATACGTAAGCCATTTTTTACAGTCTTTAAAGTATTAACCTACATCCTCTGCTTTAACTCCATTTTTCGCTGCTATAATTTCAGGTGTATCGTCTTCTTCATCTACCTTAGCTATTAGCATTTTATCTCTATCCTCAGAATTGAACCAGTAGTCAACTACTTTGTTTAAGTTACCCACAAATGCACCTAGTAAAATAAGTAACATTTCTTTCCATGATTCTTGAATCTCAATTCCAAAAAATACTGCTGAGTTGATCCCGGCAATGATGAAGAAGAACAAGAATAATACAATGCCGGTGATTTTCCAACGGTTGTTCTGCATTTGCTGTAACATATAGTAGAAACGATTCTTATCATCTACTTGAACGAATTCAGATTTTCCTCCGACTGCGTTCTTAATTGTTTCTTTGATTCCCATAGTTTATTTGTTTATAAATATTTTGTGTGCTTTAGAAGTTGTGCTAGTCTGAAGAGAAAGCATATACATTCCGTTTTGTAATGTGTTTAGTCTAATTAAGTATTTATAGTCTCCGGCAGGCATTTTCTGATTTAGTATTTCTAATACTTTTCTTCCTATCATGTCTGTAATGTTAAGATCAACATCAGAGTCTACTTGTACTTTAAATTCTACTACTGCTTCTCCTTGGTTTGGATTTGGGTAAACAATTAGTTTTTCTAATCCTTTGATAATAACACCCTGTGGTGCTCTTCTAACTTCTACAATACCCATGGCAGGAGTAATATTCATATCCCTAGCATCATTACCACCAACAAATTTAGGTCCGGTCCAAACTGCTGCTGTACCCCATTCATCTTGTGGCTTCTTAGCAATGAACTGTAAAGTCATTACTGCCTCACCATCATTTAGTAACTGATCACCTTTTAAGTCAGCTGAACCGAATGCTACTACTCCGTTAGAAGGGTTTGTAAAAGAAGTCCAGTTCATCATCTTCTCTGTTAAATCAATCTTAGCAAAAGTCAATAATGAAGTATCATATTTTAATTCTATTTGGAATGCTCCTAACTGCTTACCTCCGGTTAAAACTTTGATAGGAACATTAACTAAATTACCTTCGTCAACTTTAATTTTAGGCATATTAATTTCAATAGTCTCAAATACATTGTCGTAAGCAACTGTGTTGTCAATAATGTAGTTCTTAGCATTAACTGGGTTAGTTATTTTGATTGGAGTTAAACGAGCCATTTTAAATCCGGTTCCGTTTGCATCACCTTTAACATTTACATAGTAGGTAATAGAGTCTTTTCCATCAACATAATAGTAGAAGTTAGTCAAACCAGCAATTGTGCTTGTGTAGTTAGTACCTGATCCATTAATTGTATTATATTCTGCTACTGTGAAGAATTTGATATCATTCTGAGCATTAGGCCAAGAAGTGAATCTACCGGCAAGTCTTCCGTATACTGAATAAACGTCTGCAATTGTTACATTACCATCTGCTCCGTTAACATCCATTGAGTAGAAATCAAATCCTTTAGCTGTATATTGTCCTAATACTGTCTGGTTGATTTTCTGTGCATCAGCAGTTGAGAATACAGAACCAGGAGTCATTGTATCACCCTTAACTGCCATTCTAACATCCCAGTAGGTTGTATCAATATTTTTAAAGAATACAACATGCCCGTTGCTGTTTGTTTTTTGAATCAAAGCAGTAGTCCAGGTAGTAGATCCTTTTGCTCTTTTTTCTAAACTAACCCATAAGTTTTTAGCATTAGTTCCGGTAGTGTTAATAAATTTACCGGCAAATCTAAGCATCTTCTGATTGAAACGACCACCATAAGAATAAACTACCAAAGTCGTATCGTTACCTTGGTTGGTGGAAGCCAAATTGGGAAAGCTAGACACCCCACTCACTTTCAAGCTTCTGATACTATCCAGGCTATTCCAAACTGCTTCTGAGGCATGAGTGAAAGTTAAATCAAATGTAGCTCCGTTAGCATAATTGAAGGCTGCATTAGTACCTGTATAAACAACAGTAACAGTTAAATGCCCGTTTGTGTTATCATCAACGTACTGTAAGTACTGATCTGTGGTTGAGATTTTTAAAGAAGGTACAACCGCCGTAAAAGCAGTCTTATCATAGAATAATCTGAATTGCATACCTGTGATTTTCTTACCTGTAGAGGTATTATGAAAATACAAAGGAGCAACTGTCTGCCCTACTGTGTTTGTTGCTACATGATATCCGGAGTCGATAACTACCCAATGTCCGGTTCCTGGTGAGGTAGCTGCTGATTGTGCAGATGCTCCAATGGCCGCAATGGCTGTTAGGAGTAAGAATATTAATTTTTTCATTTTGTGTTCCAAAGTTTTATTTGTTCTCTTGTGTGGGCTAGAAGATCCGGCTCAACATACGGCAACAATTCTAAAAACTTTAACTCATGCCTATAACATGCATATTCCTCTTCATACCCCCTTAACATGGGACCGTACCTTAGGAACTTTAAATGATAACTTTCATGAACCAGGGCTGCAGCTATATTATTGATTGAATTAAGCTTGATATCCTGGGTTGATATTACTATAACGCCTTTATCTCCTATTAAATTATTTGATGAATAATCTTCATTCCAAAATTCTACCTCCTGAGTTACTTTGCAAAGAATTGCATAGTGGTAAGGAGATGTTTTTTTGATAAGATTGATAGCTGAATAGACGATTGAATCCCAACCATCACCTGCTTTATGAACATTGATTTGTGAAAACAGATTGAATGGTAGTAGAAACAATAGAAAAAACAACTTTTTCATCTTCTATAAATAGGATATAGTCGCTAAGATTTTTTAAAATACCCAACATCTTTATAAAAATGATAAAT